TTAATTGGGAATGTTTTCTAACTTCTCGGTTAACTGTTTGTCCATTTTTTCTGTTACATGGGTGTATATCTGAATCGTTGTTTTTTCGTCTGTATGTCCAACTCTTTTCATAATTGCTTTGAGTGATACATTCATTTCAACGAGTATACTTATATGAGTGTGTCTGAAGGTGTGGGAAGTAACTTTCTTATTTATACCTAATTCAAGTGCAGCGTCTGATAATAATTTATTTACTTTATGAGAATATAATGGATTGCCAAATCTTGTAGTAAAGATAAATCCACGATCAATGTAATCTTTTTCCCAATGAGCAGATTTTTTATTTTCCAATATTACTTTTTTTAAGATTTCAACTGCACGTTTGTTAATAGAAATCGTTCTTCTTGAACCTCTAGTTTTAGTTGTGTCTTTATATCCATATCCATTTTCATATTTTATCCAATGAATTGTTCCATTTATATCTATTGTTTTATTTTGAAAATCTATGTCCTTTTCTTGTAATGCTTGAACTTCTCCAATTCTCATACCAGTTAATGCTTGTAGTTCTATTAAGCTAGCTACAAATAAATTCAACCTCTTATCCGAATGTTTTTTAGTTAATATAAAATCACGTATTTTTAACACTTGATTCATTTCAAGATAGTTGTATATTTTTTGTTCTTCTTTTTCTATATCTTCTAGCGTTTTAGCTTTTTTAGGTACTTCCACATCATTTAACATATGTTTGTTAGTGTATCCATAAAATTTCGTTGCATACGCTAAAGTTTTCTTTAAATCATTAAGTTGTCGTCTAACTTGGTTTTCTGAATATATTTCTGATAGTCCATTAATTAGTTTTTGCACATGTTTTACATCTAATTTTGAAACTAGTGTATGTTCATCTATATTGCTCTTTAAATTGTTTAAACGAACTTTAGAGTTATTTAGAGTTGTTACTTTTAAACCAGATGTATTTTTGTGATACTCAAACCATTCATCTAGTAAGTTGTGAAATGTTAATGATTTTAAATTGTTATTAGTACTAGTAGACATCTTGCTTTTTATCTTATCGTCTAATTGGAACACAGCCTCTTTTTGAGAAGCTTTAGTATTTTTATTCATAACAATGCTTACTCGTTTCCATTTATCTGTATAGGGGTCTCTATACTTCTCGTAATAGCGATATTTAGTTTTGCCTTCTTTATCTTTGAATTGTTCACTCCACATAGGTCATTCCTCCTAAAAAAGATAAAAATATATAGTGTGTATAAATGGACTATATATGTAAGTAAATGTTTTGAATATTAATGTTAGTTAGCTTATAATGTAATTAAGATAACTTGAGAAGGATAAGCTCTGGGTCCCCGAATGTGGGTAGGCGAAAGCTGAGAATTCCTATGATTCAGAGGTTGTCTTTTTTTATTTGCTTTTTTATAGCCTCTATTACATTTGAGTTCTTTTTAATTTCACATATAATAAATTCGACCATTTGTTGTGAATAACGCGTTGAGTTTCCAAAATGATATGAGTATTTTTCTGTTCATCTATAGAATAGCCCTCATTGGCTTGTTCCATAGTCGAGACACGTGTATAGATTGCAACTTTTTCATGTTGTACATCTCCTTTTATAAAAAAATATCCTTTAAATCCCTTTTAATATTTGCTAGAGTTAGACCCAACGCTTAAAAATTACAGAAAAGAGGGACTATTATGAAAAAGGGATTATTTGGTTGTTTAGGTTGTTTAGGTGTTGTAGTCGTAATTGTTATCATTATTGCGATTATTTCCGCGGTCATGGGAGGCGGCGAGTCAGGCGGCGAGTCAGGTGGTAAATCAGACTCAAGCAAAGACGAAAAGAAAGAGTTTGCAATCGGCGAGAAAGTCAAAGTTGATGACCTAGAGTACACAGTTAACAGCATTGAAAACGCAGACACAGTAGGCAATCAATACACATCAAGCAAAGCAAACGGCAAGTACATTGTCGCAGATGTAACTGTTAAGAATAATGGCGATGAGTCAATCACGATTGACACTAGCCTATTCAAAATATTGAACGGAGACGCAACAAACGGAGCAGATGCCGAGGCATCAACGAACGCCAACCCGAGCGATATAGGTTTCTTTTTAGAACAACTCAACCCGGGCACTGAGAAAACAGGCAAAGTTGTTTTTGATGTATCAGCAGATACTGCCGAATCAGATAAAACCAAAATGCAAGTTAGGTCAGGTATGTTCGGCTCTCAGAAAGCTAACATCAATTTAAACTAATATACTGAAAGCCTCACATCATGTGGGGCTTTTTCTTTATGCCTAAAAAACAGACTCTCTTAAAAAATTGATATAGCTATCGCTTTTACGATGCTCATAGCCTGTAAGGTATTTCTCAAGTCCACTATCAAGGTGCTTATCTAAAACACGCATACAAACCCACACAGCACTAAAACTGATACTGAATTTATTGGCTATCTCATAAGAGCTATTCTTCCTATATTCATAGCGCTTATGTAACGGGAACAGTAGACAGCTTGCAAAAGTGTCGGCCTCAAATTCTTCTCGTGTGTATGTGCCAGTTCCTTTTTCACGGTCATATAATGACTTCCCAGCGTGATTAAGTTTGATGTGGCCATACTCGTGAGCAAGCGTAAAACGCTGCCTGCTGATACTCTTCAAAGCGTTATAAACAATAAACGACTTACCTGCTTTCTTAAAATGAAATGCCTCATCTGATTGGCCGATAACAGCGACCTCAGACCTTTTGACACCTGCAAGTCGAGCAAACTCGCCAAATGTAAACAGCTGCACTTCATCGTCATCACTTATCCTATCTTTTATAGGTACAGGGAACTTTCCCTCTATATAGAATGAGTCGGCTTTTTCTATCGCACGCATAAACGCTTGATTTTCTTCATAATTCACCCAAAAACTCCCTTATTCCTTGTCGTCTTTTGTTATATCTTCCCAGTTATCAAAGAAAGCCTCAAATACCTTAATAGCTTTCTTTCTATCTTCTTCACTCATATTCTGAGCAGCACGTTGCATGATACGAATATCTTCATCAATCTCGATTTCTTTTTCGTCTACTTCTTCATATAGAAGTGAGTCAGTGGAAACCTCAAAATAATCCGCAACTTTCTTCAATCTATCAGCAGTCGGAAATTTCCCTCCTTGCCATTTTCTTATTTGACCATTTGAAATATCTAACTTTCTTTCTAATTCAGCGACAGTGATGTTTCTATTTTTACATAAGGTTTTGATTTTTTCGTATAAATTCATAATTTTTTTATCTCCTTTGAAGTCGCACCACTGTCAACTTTAAATACGTCATATGACTAAAATTAGCCAAATAAATTAAATTCACTGTTGACTATTAGCCATTTGATGTATTATAGTTAGACACGTGCTAGTGATTAGCTTACAAAAACAACTTAAACAAAACGCAGTTCGCCAAAACATTAATTTTGTTGATTTGATTGTTTGAGTAAGCTCGAGTAGCGCAGTAGCAATAATAAGTTTTGAAAAATCGTGACTAAGCCAACGGGATAAGTCTGTCTTATTAGCTAATTACTACATTTTTAATATTAGCATATTAGCTAACGCTCGTAAAGTGCTTTCATGATAAAAATAGCCAAATAACTAAAGGAGGTCGAAAAATGGAAGATTTCGGGGCGCTAGTCCGCAGCGAATTAGAAAAAAGAGAAATCTCACAAAGAACAATGGCCAAAGAGTTAAACATCTCAGCCCCGTACTTGAGTGACATTCTCAACAATCACAGGGACGCGCCAACTCAGAAACAAAGAATTTTTAATTACTTAAATAGTAAACACATTAAAAGTTAATAGGAGGAATTGGAATGCAAGACTTACAAGTATTAGAACAAAACAACGATTTTTATGTGGATAGTAGAGAAGTAGCAGAAATGGTAGAGAAACGTCATGCAAATTTAGTTAGAGATATTGAAAATTATCAAGAGGTGTTGAATCAAAACTCAAAATTGAGTTCTGATGATTACTTTATTGAAAATACTTATCAAGCCGGTACAGGTAAACAGTACAAAAACTACTTATTAACAAAAAAAGGTTGCGACATGGTAGCTAACAAAATGACTGGTGAAAAAGGAATATTATTCACTGCAACATATGTTAATGCGTTTCACGAAATGCAAAACCATATTAAAGAACAGTCACAACTCAATGCCCCAACTAGTCACTTAGAAGCTATTAAGATGTTCGTTCAAATACAAGAAGAGCAACAAGAGTTTAATAAACGTATTGAAACAGAAGTAACTGGTATTCGTAACATTGTAGGCCTTGAAACTAAGAATTGGAGAAACGACACAAACAAAATTTTAGGTGCAATTGCTCAACACTTAGGTGGAGGAGATAAACATAAAGCAGTTCGTACAGAAGCATACAAGTTATTAGAAGAAAAGGGACGCTGTAAGTTAGATCAAAGGTTGAATAACCGTAAAGCAAAAATGTTAGCAAAAGGTGCAACTAAGTCTCAGATAAATAAGGTTTCTAAATTAGATGTAATTAACGATGAACCAAGAATAATCGAAATTTATATCTCAGTCATCAAAAGCATGGCAATCAAGTATGGCGTAGATATTAGCCAATTCGAAATATAGGAGGACTAGGAATGAATAACACAAAAGTCATCTATTACTACTATGACGAATCAGGTAATAGACGACCGCTAGATATAGAAATAAATGATGGATATGACTTAATGACTCAAGAATATTTAATCAAAGAAACTATAAAACTTAATCGGGAATTAGAAAATAATTTTTACGCATTAGTAGATGGTAAAGAATTTAAAGTCCACTAAATTTCTGAAGTAAATATTGATAAGCTAATTTACCACTTAATGTTAACGACATGCTTGAAGTTTTACTGGCAACAGATTTTACTTTTTGCCAAGTCTCATTATCACGAATATTATCTAAAAATTCATGACCAGACCAAGTAATGTCATTAATTATCCAAGCGTAAACCTTTCCTTCACTAAACTCTAAAGTGCAATTAACGAAACCAGCTTCTCTTAGTTTTAGTAATGAATACATTACGGTATCAAAATCATAATTGTTAAAAATGACATTATCTTTGAAATTATATTCGGTTAGAGGTTCACCCAATTGTTTATTAGATTCAATTTCTAAAAGTAAAGTACGAACGCAATCGTGGTTCAATTCCATAAAAACACCCCCTTTGCACACAGATAAATAAATTATACCAGAAAGGAGTGGTTAAGATGACACATTTACCAACTAAACAAAACGTTGTAGAAGATGTAAATCAAGTTGTGTTTTACCCACTGTATGGAAAACCACCAACTATAGCGAAAATATTTGATGTTGGAGTGTCAACTGTTTACAGATGGTTACGTGATTATGACGAAGATGATTTAGGTGTTAAAGATTTGTACCTTGATTTGTCTGCAAACATGACACGTATCGATATCGAAAAGTTGAGAGAGTATTTAAAACTTAGAAATAAAAAATGGATGTAGGAGGCTAAACAATGAGAGGTTTACTAGCATTATCAACAGCAGTAGTCGTATTCTTCATAGCTTTGATATTCACGAAAGACTTTATCCACTTATTTCTTATTTACTGGGTAGCAGTTTGTTTTAGCTACATGGCTTGGGACAGTTGGATTAACTATTTAAAGGCAGAAAAAAAGACTGAAACTTGTACCAGCAAGTAACAGTCAGGAATGATTAACAAATAATTTATACAAATAGTATACCCCAAAACATAGGAGGTAATCAACATCGCAAATGAATTTACAGATACCACAGTGATATATCGCATAAAAGATGACCATTATGGACGTTATATAACGAACAAACCTACAGCACCAGAGTTTGCTAATTACAACCCGATGCGTAGTAACGCAAGAAAATTCACAGGTTTAGAAGATATCGAAGTTAAGTGGGACGAACACTTAATTGAAATAGAAGAAGTTATTACGATTACAAAACGTAAAACAATTAGGTTTAAAGATTTAAAGGAGGTCCAGCATGACTGAACAAACATTATTTCAACAACTTAATTCAAAAGACGTGAACGATCATGTCGAAAAGAAAAATGGATTAACTTATCTAGCATGGTCTTATGCTCACCAAGAATTAAAACGAATCGACCCTACATTTACAACAAAATATCATGAATTCCCACATCCAGATGTAAACAGGGATGACTACTTTGTTCCATATTTAGCTACACCAGAAGGATATTTTATACAAACGTCAGTAACTGTTAAGGGTCAAACGGAGACAGAATGGTTACCAGTATTAGATTTTCGTAATAAAGCACTAGCAAAAGGCAGCGCAACTCCATTTGACATCAACAAAGCACAGAAAAGATGTTTCGTTAAAGCTGCTGCGTTACACGGTCTCGGTCTTTACATTTACAACGGTGAAGAAGTGCCGAGTGCTAGTGATAACGACATAACAGAATTAGAAGAAAAAATAAATCAATTTGTGACTATCTCACAAGAAAAGGGTAAAGACGCAAACTTAGATAAAACGATGCGTTGGCTTGGAATTTCTAACATCAACAAAGTATCACAAAAAGAAATAGCAAATGCACATGCGAAATTAGATGCAGGATTAAATCAATTAGATAAGGATGATGAATAATTATGATAAACGTATTCGTATTTACAGGTCGTATCACTAAAGATTTAGAAGTAAAAGAGGTTAGTAATGATATGAAAGTATTGAACTTCTCAATTGCAGTAGACAATCCATATAAAAAAGACGACGTATCATTTTTAGACATCGTAGCATTTGGAAATAAAGCAGAAAATACAGCGAATTTTTGTAGTAAGGGCTCAAAAGTAGCAGTTACAGGGACAGTTAAACAAGAGCGTTTCACTGACAAAGAAGGTAAAAACCGTTCAGTAGTAAGATTTAATGCTAATAACATCGAATTCTTGGATAGTAAATCACAATCTAACGGGCAATCTAAACAGCAAAACGGGCAAGTAAAACCGCAACAAGCACCAGCTAAAGATAATCCGTTTGCTAATCCTAATGGACCAATTGATATTACAGATGATGATTTGCCATTTTAATTGTACGCAATGTAAATAAGGTGATTAAATGCCAATAATTAAAAACTACATCCAACAAGATGACGGCACAATAACTGCTGTCATCGAGGGTGTGACTTTAGAAAATAAAGACTTCTTATTGTTAGATAACGGGTTAGAAGTTGAGTGTGATGTAACCGTCAATGATCCATACAAAATAACTGATAAACAACGCAGAAAGATATTCGCACTTATGAACGATATAGAAGCTCATACGGGGCAACCACAAGATTATATGAGGAATGTGTTCCAAGAATATGTTCGCGTCTTATATGCCTATGAGAATCGAATATCACTAGCTGATTGTTCACGTAAAGTAGCTGGTCAAATTATAGATATAGCAATCGAATGGATATTTGAAAATGATATACCACTTAGATACAAAACTAGTGACCTTATCAAGAATGATAGAACGTTTCTATACATGGCTACTATCAATAGAAAGTGTGTTATCTGTGGCAAACATGCAGAACTTGCACATTATCAAGCAGTAGGTAGAGGTATGAACCGTAAAACAATGGATCATCACGATAAACATGTTCTTGCATTATGCAGGAAACACCATAACCAACAGCACGCGATAGGTGTTAAATCATTCGATGATTTATATCACTTACACAATAGTTGGATATCAGTAGATGACAAGTTAAACAGTATGTTACGAGGTGAGAAACAATGATGATGCCTAGAATGATTAAACCAATAGACAGAAAAGCAATCGGATATAGAATTGCATCGCTTAGAGCGAGTGATGATTGGTCACAAGAAGAATTTGCAAATATATTCAAAGCAAATAAAAGTATTGTAAGCAAATGGGAAAGAGGTATTCATTTACCTAGTATGGATAGATTAAGAAAAATGGAACGAATATTCAACGTAACACTTGGATGGTTGTTATACGGAGAAGGTGAAAAAGATGGGCGAAGTATCTTGGATAAAACTTAAAGTTGGAATGTTTGATGATAGCAAGATTAAGTACATTGAAGCATTACCCGAAAGAGACACAATCATTACGCTTTGGGTTAAGTTGCTAACACTAGCTGGCAAATACAATGAACAAGGTTACATCATGCTATCAGAGAACTTACCTTACAACGAAGAAATGTTAGCTAATGAATTTAATAGACCACTCAATTCAGTGAGATTAGCGTTACAAACGTTTCAAACACTAGGCATGATTGAAGATGTACAAGGAGTTATCAAAATTTCTAATTGGGATAAACACCAAAATATTGAAGGATTAGAAAAAATAAGGGAACAAAATAGGTTGCGTAAACAAAAGCAAAGAGAAAAACAAAAGACAATACCCGATAGTCACGTGAAGTCACGTGACAGTCACGCAACAGATATAGAACTAGAAGAAGAACTAGAAGTAGAAAAGAGAAATACATTGTCGAGCAACTCGACTGTGTATCCATATCAATCAGTTATTGAATATCTAAATAATAAAACTGGTAAGCATTACAAATCTACAACTAACAAAACACAAACTGTTATTAAAGCTAGATGCAACGAAGGATTTACAGAAGATGATTTTAAGAAGGTAATTGATAACAAAGCAACTGAATGGAAAGGAACAGACATGGAGAAGTTTCTAAGACCAGAAACACTATTCGGTAATAAGTTTGAAGGCTATCTTAACCAACAAGTAAGCAATAAGGAATCAGATGATAACCCTTATGCAAATCTATTTTAGGGAGTGAGTAAATGAATCCCTTTGAGAATATCGCAAGTAAAGTAGGATTTAAAAACAAAATAGTTAAACAAGAGAACAACTTGAAATGTGAAAAGTGTGGGCGTACTTATGATTACTACGAATTTGATAACGGTCAAATAGTAAAAGATGGTTGTGACTGCGAAATGATAGCACTAGCTAAACAACAGAAAGCAGAGTTTGATAAGCGTAACAAATCAGCTAAAGCAAATAGCATATTCAAGAAATCAATTATTAATGATGATCTATCACAATGTACCTTTGATAACTATAAAGATACTAATGAAGAATTAGTACGAGCTAAAGCATTATGTGAAAGATATGTGGAAAACTTCACGCTTGATAATAAACAGTCTCTATTGCTGCAAGGTTCATTTGGTACAGGTAAATCACACTTATCAATGTCAGTTGTAAAAGGTATTAGAGAAAAAGGTTACTCAGTCCTTTACATGAACGTTCCACAATTAATATCAACTATCAAAGGAACTTATAACAAAAATACTAATCTAACCGAACAAGACTTAAACAGAATTATTAGTGAAGTAGATTTAATGGTGTTCGATGATTTCGGGATTAACATGAATGAGTTTGCTACAGGTAAGATGTTTGAACTTATTGAATCAAGAGTTGGCAAACATAACATATATACTACTAATTTAAATGCACAGGAACTAAGCAAGAATAAAGACGCACAACGTATATTTAGCCGAATGATGTCTAACACAACATTAATCAAAATGAACGGTGAAGATTATCGAATGAGAGGTATCAAATTTTGATAACTAAGAAATTTATCAAACAAAAACTTGAGTGTTCTGATATATATGCTCAGAAACTTATTGAAGCGTCACAGGGAGACAATAATACATTGTATAACCTATTTATCCAAAAGTTGAATGAACGCCAAAGACGAGTGGCTATTGTGGAGGTAAGGTAATTGGGATTAAGCACTGAATATGATTTGAAAGATAGTACAAGTAAAGTAGTTGGTTCTGTTATACCACTTAACAATAAAACGAATAGGTTATTTGGATTGTATAAACGATATGGATTAGATGAATTCATCGTTACAGATAACAGGTTAGAAAAAATAAAGAAACATTTCAATTTAACTAGAGTAGATCAAACAAGTATATTTGATTTCATACAGGAGTGAGGACATGGAAACAATCGAGTTAAAAGTTGATGCGCCTATGTCATCACCTAGACCACGATTTAGGAACACTGGCAAGTTTGTACAGACATACATGCCTAAGAAGTATACAGACCATAAAAAAGACTTACAGTGGCAAATGCCAATGTTAATGATAGATGAACCAATCAAACTAACAATAGAGTTTCACTTCCCATTGTTGAAGTCATGGAGTAAGAAGAAACATGTGGCGATGGTTGGACAGTATAAACGTACGAAACCAGATATAGATAACTTAATCAAAACAGTGTTAGATGCTGCTAATGGTCACTTATGGAATGACGATAATCAAATAGTAGAGATTACAAGCTTTAAGAAGTATGCAGAAGAACCAAAGATAATCATGCATTTAGATATAGAAGGTGATCCCGATGAATGAAGAAACAATCAAGATTAGATACAACGTGACATACGAGAAGTCGTTAAAAGTTCTAGCACATGCTAATCATGAGGATTGTCAGATAGAGGAACAGATCTACTATGAAATGCCGACTAAAGAAGATGAATATACAGATGCAAAAGTGATTAGATTTGAAGAACCGACAATTATAGATAGAGGATTCTAGGAGGACATAACGATGATAACAATACATGTATTTGGTAAAGATTACGACATATTAGGAGAAAATTTAAAATGCGTTGAGAGATACGGATTGAATCACACTACTTTGAGAAATCGATTAACTAAAGGTTGGACATTGCATGAAGCTTGTCAAGTTCCGAAGGGTGGTAGATTAGATGATTTCAGAACTGAACAAAAATTGAAAGCTATTAATTATGATACTGATTTAGGTAGAGAAAAATATTCGGAAGAGAAACATAGAAATGATAGACCTTGGCTTTATGATGGAACCCCACAAAAACACAATAGAGGGAAGTGGTGCAAGTATTTAATGAATACAAGTATATTTCCGAAAGTGGTGAAGTAGATGAAGATTAGAGATTTAGACTTAGATCAATATGTAATTGTATATGACATTGGTAAGAGTGAATGCAGCGATGGCATGACTGTTGTAGGACGTGTGGAAGAAATTATATTCAATGACGATGGAGAGAATGCAGCCACTATCAATTCATTAGGTAACTTATACGATATCACAGACGATAACTACTTTGATTTGTGGACTAAGAGTATTGAGGATAAGACGGAGAGTATCAACACAACTGTAAAATGGAATGATAATGGAAACTTAGAAGTTAAGGATAATTATGAAATAAAAGTTCCAAACGATATTTTAGATAATAATTCAGATGTGATTGGATATATAAAAGATGAAATTAATACTCATAGATCCAACGACGTACAACAGCGAAAACGTAACGATAAAGTTAATCACCCATCGCATTATAACTACGGTGATATAGAAGTAATAGATTTCATTGAGCAGGTAACTCAACACTACAATCCTAATGTGGCTTATCACATTGGCAATGCGATTAAATATTTAGCACGCAGTCCTCACAAGAATGGTAAAGAAGATGTGGCAAAAGCTAAATGGTATATCGAACGTGCATATGATAATTGGGATGTGAAGTAAGTGGCTGGTGGAAAACAAAGATATGAATACGTGATTTATAAAGGTGACGACATTATTTGTCACGGGACACGGAAAGAATGTGCTGAGAAGTTAGGCGTATCTGAACAAACAATCATGTTTATGAGTTCACCTACATTGAAGAATAAAGATAAAGGTACGCGTTTAATAGCAGAAAAGGTAAGTATTGCAGAGATAGAGAAAGAGTTAGCGCTATGATCTTATCCGACACTATAAAAATTAAGTATAAATTAAACACTACTGGGATGAACAGTATAGAAGTGGCAAGGATGTTAAAGGATTATGGAGTACGTGGATTCACAATGGAGGTAAATAAACGCTATGTAATCGTAGCAGTACCACGTGAGGATATAAAACGGAACAGGAAGATAATGGAGGGAATTACCAATGAAAATTAAAACTAAAAAACAACTAAACTTACCACAGTTGATTGAGTGGGCTCATAAAGCCAAAAGCTGAGTGAAACAATTAGGAGTTTTATTAAGTTAGTACTTTTATAAAACTCCAGCAAGCGTTCCACATACACCTGCTATGGCTATAACTATAGTAACAATATATTTAAACCATTCATTTCTTACTTTAAGATACTGTTCTTTTCCTTCTTCAGTAATTTTTGCAGTTCCTAAAAGTAAAGGGATAGGATCATCATTAAACCTAGTTGATTGGTAAACATCAGGTTCAAGCCAATCTTTTTTAATCATTGAATCTATGTGTTCATTACTAGTACCAATGTTTATTATATTATTTCTTACAGCAGTGCGTAGTTTGAAAAACATATAAATGTTCATATTAGTTCCACCTTTAAATATAGATATGTTAATTATACGAAACTAAATATTAAGAGTAAACATGCGATTAAACAATTTATGGAGTGATGGCGAGTGAGTATGCAATTAGAATTTGATAACGAATTATTAAAGCAAAACAATAAAAAACTCAAAGCAGAACGCGACACACTAATCGATGATATAGCAGTGTTGAAAGCAAATATTAGTAGGTTGGAACAGGAGAAAGAAATATTCCATCGTAAACTTATGGCGCAATTAGAAGTGAATACAGAATTAAGAATGAGTAACAAAGATAAACACAATCTTCTATCCGAATTCTCCCAACACATCGGCAACAAACCATCGAGCAGCACGTATAAGTATTTTAGAGCGAAGTTGAATAGTATTGGGATTAAGGAGGGTGAGTAGTGATGAGTGAAGATATCGAGTTCACAGTAACCAAACCATTAACTGAATTGCAACTTACAAAGGATAACAGTATACAATCCATACCACTTACAAATGAAACATACATTAAACAATTGGAGGACAAGTAGTGAGGCGAGTGATTAAAAATATGACGAAGTGTTTAAAACCTTGTCCGTTTTGTGGAGGACGTGCAGAGTTAAGATATACCATGAACAGAGCATTGATAGAATGTACAAATTCGAAGTGTAAATTGCAACCTTCTACATGGTTACACGTTGATACAGATAGTGTAGATAAGTTAGTTAATATATGGAACACACGAAATTATATAGAGGAGTGACGGCGAGTGAATATTGTAGATATTATTTATAAAGGTTACAAAAACATGGACGCCGATTTGAATATGGGTCCAATAATATTTAAAAAAGATACTTTGTTAATTGTGTCAGCAATCATTTGGGGAACGCTTGAAATTAAGAAAGTTATTCAAGGTAGGGAGGACAATTAAAATGAACAATACATTAGAAATCAAATTATTAAGTGAGAACGCAACAATGCCGGAAAGACACCATGACGCAGATGCCGGTTTTGATATATTCGCATCAGAAACAAAAATATTAGAACCACAAGACAAAGCAAAGATTAAAACAGACGTAGCCGTTAACATTCCCGAAGGCTATGTAGGATTACTTACAAGTCGCAGTGGCGTAAGTAGTGATTCAAACCTTGTAATTGAAACAGGCAAGATTGATGCCGGTTATACAGGTCATATGCAGATTAATATTAAGAACGATGAACAACGTTTAGATTGGCACACAATACAAAGAAACGAAGAATTAGAACGAGGTAAAGAACCGTTGTTATACGATATAAAGGGTCGAAAAATAGTCAATGGCAACCCGTTCGAAATAATCAATGGCAAGAAGTACAAAATCAACAAAGGCGATAAATTAGCTCAATTGGTTATTGTTCCGATATGGACGCCGGAATTACAGAAAGTAGATGAATTTAGCAATGAAACAGCAAGAGGGCAAAACGGTTTCGGCTCAACAGGAATCTAAAGATATATACGAAAAAGTTAAAGAGTTACTTAATAAGGAGTGAGTGTTATGGAAACAGATTTTAGTTACATTGTAGAAGTTAATGACGGGATATATTTAAGAACTGCAAAAAAAGATGAATCGTTGTTTGGGAGAGTATATGACTTCACTAAAAATATTAAGAATGCAACTAAATTTACAGAGATAAAATTTGCAAGAAAATACGCAGAAGTATGTGGTGGTAAAGTTCGTTATTACACTGTAACACATGAGGTGAAATAATGACTGATTATCTAATCCGACACATAACCGACTCTACCGGTCACCCTTTCGTAGAAGTCATCAAGCCACGTGAGAATGAGCGTTACGAGATTGTGAGCGCAGAGAGTAAGGAAGGAGCTGAAAAGATAACTAAAAAACGTTAAGGAGGTTGGTTTGTAATGATAACTGCAATGATAAGTATTTACGCGATAAGTTTTCTGTTTCTTTTGCATCCAGTTATAGATGGATTTCTTTTAAAGAAAGAACGCAATAAACAAATCAAAGTGTATGTAGATGAAACAAACAAAATAGCTTTTATTGCACCTCAGAAGAAAGCAAGCCAAGAAGATATAGAAGAAATATATCAAAGTATAATATATTCCTATGATGAAGTCATTATGGTGTCACAGGATGTCATTTTTAAAGGAGCGTATCGTAAAGAATGAAAACATATAGAAAAGTAATAGAATTTATTATTTATACTGTGTTCACAGCTATTGTAGTAGGTATAAGCACAATTATATTAGGTTTAATGATCTTAGGTATACAAAATATATATTCATTAATGTATTAGGAGGTTATGGAATGAAAACATTGCAACTTGAAAGATTAGATCGAAAAAAACTAGAAGAATATATAGCTAAATATAAAGAGTATAAACGTGAATTAAGGTTTACTGAATTCTTAATCATGGAAAACCATGAACCTGATAATTTAGAAGGTGGACAAAGTAATTTGATAGGCCGTCCAGTTGAGAATGAAGTCATAAAAAAGAATGAGGATAAGCGATATAGACACTTGAGCGATGTTGTAAACGGTGTACAACGCTTATATGACAACTCAGATGAGGAAACTCAAGAAATGATTCGTTTGAGGTACTGGGAATGCCCGATAGGCAAAAGTGAATGGAAAGATATAGCAAATCATTTCTGTGTATCAGAGGGTGCGATCTACAGAAAAAGGTTAGTAATGTTAGATGAATTAGCGAAATATATCGGGTATGTTTAAATTTGAGAGTTTGCCCCCCTATAACTTCGGTAAAAAAAGCCTTATTATGATATTATGTTCTTAATTGAATAACATACGTTTCTTTTACTGGTGGTTACAATTCTTTAGTGCATGAACATTTCTCTTTTTTACAAATTAGTTTTAACTCCTTTAAGTCGGCTGAGAGCAAACTCAGTCGGCTATTTTTATGCTAGAATGAAAGTATAAAATGAAAAGGAGGTAATAAAATGGATAAGTTTAATATTGTTAAAAGTTACTATGTTAACAAAGGAGATACTTTATACAGAGTAGAAATAATAGAACCTATGCAAGACTCAGAATTTAGCAATAATTTTTATGCTGTTATATCTAATAAAAAAGAAGAATTTTTTGAAGAGATTACAGATTTAGAAAAAGCAGATTTTGAGGTTGAACAATATATAGGAAACTATATTTCTCCAAATATTATGGAAAAAATGAATCAAGACATGGACTTTTTCTCAAACCCAAACAAACACAACTAAACACAGGCTACAGCACCCGTTGAGGTGCTTTTTTAATGCCCAAATTTAACAAGCTATTAGCATAATGAGGTGGTAATATCCGATGAACGAAAGACAAAAACGATTTGCAGATGAATATATAAGAACAGCGAACGCTCACCAGTCAGCAATAAGGGCAGGATACAGTGAAAAGTACGCTAGAACTAACGCACATAAGCTATTAGCAAATGATAGCATCAAATCCTATATTGAGGCACGTTTCAAGGAATTAGAGAAACAATCAATCGCTGAGCAAGATGAAGTGCTGCAGTATCTCACAGCAGTGATGAGAGGCGAGCAGCAAGATGAAGAAAATATTGTAGTTTCTAAAGGTGATTTTGTATCTGACGTTGAGAAACACAGCAAACGAGCAGACACCGCTCAGAGAACGAAAGCAGCAGAGTTGCTAGGTAAGAGATACGCAATCTTTACTGATAAGCAAGAGATCACACAGCGCAATATTGAATTAAACATAGGTGAGTACGATGACGACAGCGACAGTTAATCTGAACATACCTAAGCCAAGTGAAGTATTTAACCGCAACATTTTTGAGGTGCTGACAGATTACAGCCATTTCACAGAGGTGCATTACGGTGGAGGCTCGTCAGGCAAATCACATGGCGTTGTTCAAAAGGTGGTACTCAAAGCGCTGCAGGATTGGAAACACCCTCGAAAGATATTGTGGTTACGTAAGGTAGGCGCCACGATTGCAGATAGTTTGTTCCAAGATGTGAAAGGTTCACTAATCGACTTTAAGGTGTGGGAGCTTTGCGAATGGAACAAGACAGATAATCGTGTGACGCTGCCAAATGGTTCCGTGTTCTTATTCAAGGGCATGGATAACTCAGAAAAGATTAAATCAATCAAGGGCATCAGTGACGTTGTGATGGAGGAGGCATCAGAGTTCAATCTGAATGACTACACACAGCTTACTTTACGTCTGAGAGAGAAGAAACACCTCTACAAACAGATTCATTTGATGTTTAACCCAGTGAGCAAATTGAATTGGGTATATAAATATTTCTTTGCAGGGGAGCCACACAAAAATACATTAATTAAGCAATCAAGCTATAAAGATAATAAGTTTCTTGATGAAATGACAAGAGATAACCTTGAAGATCTAGCAAACAGGAACCCTGCCTATTATAAAATATACGCATTAGGTGAGTTCGCGACACTCGACAAGCGCGTATTCCCTAAATACGATACTGAAATATTAAATAAAGATGATTTAAGGCACATACCCTCTTACTTTGCGCTTGATTATGGTTATGTGAATGACCCGAGTGCATTTATACATGTCAAAGTAGACAAGAAAAATAAGCGATTATACATTCTTGAAGAATACGTTAAGACAGGCATGTTAAACGATGAGCTAGCAAACGTCATTAAGCAGCTAGGCTATTATAAGGAACGCATCACAGCAGACAGTGCTGAGAAGAAATCCATTGCTGAAATGAAACGTGAGGGCATTGAGCGCATCAAGCCATCAATGAAAGGCAAGGACAGCATCATGGCCGGCATACAGTTCATAAGCCAGTTCGACATCATAGTCGATGAGCGCTGCTACAAGACGATTGAGGAGCTAGACAATTACACATGGAAAAAAGATAAGCAAACAGATGAGTATTACAACGAGCCAGTTGATACTTACAATCACTGTATTGACTCACTCAGGTATGCAGTTGAGGAGCTTATGATTCAGAACCGTGAAGATAAAAAAGACGCGGACGATTTACGCAAAATGAGACGATTATTCTAGGAGGTGCAGCACTTGAGTGAAATGAAAAAGAAGTTTAGCCCGAGGGCAAATGCTGACATATTGGCGGAAGATGCAGACGAGATTGTTGGGGACTACACCAAGCTACAGAATTTAGTTAACCAGCATAAAACAGAGCAGGCATCACGCCTTGTAATGTTAGAGCAGTATTTTCTAAGTGATAACACAAACATATTAACCGGTGAGCGCAGAAAAGACATTGAGAAAGCTGACCACCGTGCAGTGCATAACTTTGCGAAATACATTTCTCAGTTTATTGTAGGATACCTGACAGGCAATCCGCTGACATTCACACACGATGACAGCAGCACACAGCAAGCCATATACGATTTAAACGATTTAAACGATGCAGATGCAGTCAACAGCGATATTGCGCTTGATTTAAGCATATATGGCCGTGCATATGAGATTGTATTCAGAGACGAGTTCAACAGAGATAGATTCCTGACACTCGACCCTAAGAACACATTTGTAATTTACAATCATGACATTGATAAGAAAATCATTGCAGGCGTAAGATATTACGACACAGTGGACGCTGAGGGGCATACAGTCAATCATATTGAATTGTACACAGCAACACACCTACACAGCTATGTAATCCGTAAAGGTGAGCTAAGCAGCGTACATGACATTGAGCATCATTACAACGATGTGCCAATCATTGAATACTTGAATAACAAATTTAAGCAAGGTGATTTCGAGAACGTACTAAGCCTTATTGATTTGTATGATTCAGCGCAATCAGACACAGCGAACTATATGACTGATACGAACGATGCAATGCTTGCAGTGGTCGGTAATGTTGAAATGGACGGCGACGATGCACAGAAATTTAAAGACGCAAACATGATTCATGTTAAGCCTGAAATGAATGCAAACGGTGGCGAGGGCAAGGCCGATGTGAAATACATCTATAAGCAATACGATGTGCAAGGCTCAGAGGCTTACAAAACAAGATTGCAGAATGATATACACAAGTTCACCAATACGCCTGACCTGACAGATGAGAATTTCACAGGTACGCAATCCGGTGAGGCTATGAAATATAAGTTATTCGGATTAGAACAAGCTAGAGCCGTTAAGGAACGCTTATTCAAAAAGGGGCTTACGAAACGCTACAAGCTGCTATTTAATAACTTAAACATTCTAGGCACTAAGACGCACGATCATGAAGAAATAGACATAGCCTTTACGCCTAACCTGCCTAAATCCATGAAAGATAATGTGGAAGTAGTCAACTTGCTAGCAGGTACGGTATCAGAAAAAACACGTTTAGGATTGTTGGACTTCATTGACGACCCTGATGCTGAGATTGAACGCCTGCAGCAAGAGGAGGACGAGCAGCTCACACGTGCGGACAATCGCGAATACAGTTTCGACGACGAACCGAAAGAGTGATTAAATGGCAGACCTAACAAGTAAAAAATATTGGCGTGAACGTGCAGAGCGCATCATAGCAGTTGAGGCTAAAAAAGATGACGACGTTATCGACGAGGTACGCAGCATTACCAACTCGACAATGAGCCAGTTATCCAATGAGATATACAGTTTCTATGCTAAATATGCAGATGCTGAGGGTATCTCAGTCGACGCTGCTAAGAAGAAAATCCAAAAGACAGATATTAAGGAGCTTGAGGATAGAGTCGCTCAGTATGTGAAGAATAAGGATTTCAGCGAGAAAGCCAATGCTGAACTCAGACAATACAACACTAAAATGTATGTCAGTCGCGAGCGCATGTTATTGCAGCAGCTCTCAGCCATCATGGTGAACGGCACAGCACTCACTGAGGTGGAACTGAGCAAATACCTCGAGACATCAGTCGATAGAGAGGTAGAACGCCAAGCCGGCATATTAGGCAATGTTCGTATTAACCCAAATGATGTAAGAGCTATCGTAAACGCTGATTTCCACGGTGAAACGTGGAGCAATAGACTTTGGGCAGATATGGAGCAGACACGAAAGACCGTACTCAAGACAGTGCAAAACACATTGCTGAGAGGACGCCACCCTGACGAGTTTGTTCCGGAGCTTAAAAAGAAATTAGGCGTTACAACCTCAGATGCTAAAAGATTACTAATTACAGAAACGGCTAGAGTACAGACAGAGGCGCAAAAGCTACATTACAAGGAAACAATCGGCGATGATGCTACAATTGAGTTTGTGGCTAAGCTAGACGATCGTACATCAGATGAGTGCAGACACGCTGACGGCAATAAGATAAAAGTTTCTGAAATGGTTGCAGGTGTGAACGTTCCGCCGCTCCACCCTTATTGCAGGTCGACAACAGTGCCTGCAGTTGATGAGATTGAGGACGAGCTTGAGGCGTTCTTCAAAGAACGTGAGGGCAAATACAACCTCAAGAATCTTGAGGACGAGCTTGACGAACACCTCGACCCTGAGCCGGCACCCGAAGAAATATTTTTCAATGAGCAGCTCACTGAGGCCTTTGGCGGGGAGCAATTGGACGAGATAAAACGACAGTTTGATAATAACAAAGATGCTGAGGGCGCTAAGGAATACCGCAAAATATGGAATCACTTTGCGCCTGATATGACGATTCAAAATTTATCGAGCAACAAAACAGCACATTTTGACCCGATGTCAGAAAAGGTGAAAATGCCGACAGCCAATCTTGCTGAACGTGACCAAATCAGAATAAATGGCGAAATTCTTGAGGGTACTGACAGTTACAGCACAGTCATACACGAGTTTTCACACATGATTGACCTATCTATCCAAAAAGAGCTTAAAGGCGCTAAAAACATGCTGAATGGTGGATACACAGCAGACCCCAACTATTTCATGAATGAAGAAACGGACGAGCGCGAAATGTTGGCGGACGTCCTGAAAAAAGAAATAGACGATATGGCAAAGGCAGAGCATAAGACGCTTAAAGAGGCACACAAGAGCGGCAATACTGACGTGTGGAGCAAACCAACAAAACCGCGCATAGATGATGGCCGCATAAGAATGGTCAGACGACTCAGGGAGCAATACCATTTAGGCGATTCAAACGGCTTATCTGATATGATTGAGGCAGCGACTAACGGCAGAATTAACATTGCATATGGTCACGGCAAATCATATTGGAAGAAACACCCTGCATACAAAACACCATTACAAGCAAACCTTGAGGCCTTTGCAGAAATGTCAGAAACGTTTATGAGTGAAAGCAAAAGGGAAGTTTTACAAAAAGAAGTTCCTAAATCATACGCGTTATATTTAGAAATGCTAAAAACTATAGTGAAAAGGTTGGGACTATGATGACTGAATTAGATAAAGCATACAAGGCTTATACAGAGCAATTCGGTGAGGAGCCTCCCCTAATGTTCCTGAGAGGCTTGTCGCTTGATGAGCAAGCTGCAGCAATCAATGAGCGTGTAGACGACGGCAAAGATTTCGGGGAAAAGGCCAATGAGGAGGATTTCCTTTCATGAATAGAATGATTAAATATATGGCAAGTATCGCTGAGAGCCTACATGGCATACACAGAGAACTGATAATATTGAATAAATCAAACCCGAGCCAACAAGCCAAAAAGAACGATGAGAGAGTAACGAAAGAACTGAAACCGAATAAATTCATTTAAGCTATTCACTTTAATTGGTGGGTGGCTATTTTTTATGCCTAAAACGTGCTGACGGCATTAAAAGCATGTATGGAAAACGACAGTCGACAGACTATAAACGGAGGTACTTATTATGCCAGAGAAATTAAGATTAAGATTAAGATTAAGATTACAACACTTTGCTGAGAATCCTGAGGGCGACAATGAAAACCCTGAGGGCAACAATGAGAATCCCGAGGGTGACAATGAAAACCCTGAGGGCGACAACGAAAAAACGTTCACACAGGCAGATGTTGACCAAATTATAAAAGACCGTGTGGCGCGTGAGAAGAAAAGCAAAGAGGACGCAGTCAAAGAGGCTGAGAAATTGGCCAAGATGAACAAAGACCAAAAGGCTGAGTACGAACGCGAGCAAATGCAAAAAGAGCTTGATTCATACAAAGCTAAAGAGGCACGCAACGAAATGAAAAAGCACGCAGGTGATGTATTCAAGCAAAATGAGATCACACCAAACGACGAGCTGCTTGAGCTAGTCACAGCAGATACAGCAGACCAAACTCAAGCCAACGTGCAGGCTTTCAATGATGTGCTTAATAACATGGTCAAAGAGCAGGTACAGGCTAAATTGTATCAAGGCACACCAAAGAATTACTCAAACGCCAGTAGCGGTGTTACACGTGAGTCAATCATGAATATTGCAGATGATTCACAAAGACAGCAAGCCATTGCGCAGAACAGGCATTTATTTTAACTAAAATTTCGGAGGTATATCTATATGAATATTAAACATACAGACGGCAACAAACTTAAATTAAATTTACAACACTTTGCAGCAGAACCTAACTTGATTGATGTTGAGGCATTAGGTGAGGCAAAGTCGATTGATTTCGCAAACAAAATGGGCGAACGCTTAAATAAATTATTCACAGCATTAGGCATCACGAATAAAATTCCAATGAACGTTGGTTCAGCATTGAAACAATACCGCTTTAACGTTATTGAATCAGAGGCGCCAAACGGTGACGTTGCTGAGGGTGACATCATTCCATTAACTAAAGTTGAACGTGAACTTGTGAACATCACAGAGTTGCAATTCCGTAAGTTCCGTAAATCAACATCAGCAGAGGCTATTCAGTCACACGGTTATGATTTAGCAATTAACCGCACAGACGCTGAGCTTATCCGCTATGTTCAGAAGAAATTCCGTACAGACTTCTTCAACACTGTTGAGGACGCAGTAAACAACCCTGACCGCACGAACACAGAAGTGTTAACAGGCAAGAATTTACAAGGTGCGTTATCAAGAGGCCGTGCTAACTTATCAGTATTATTAGATGATGAAGTAACGCCAATCGCATTAGTAAACCCTAACGACGTAGCGGGTCATTTAGCAGATGGTTTCATCAACTCAAATGGTTCTCAATTCGGCTTAAACTTATTAACGCCATATGTAGGTGTGCAAGTGATCGAATTCGCAGACGTACCTCAAGGCAGGGTGTACATGACTACAGCAGAAAACTTAAACGTAGCGTACGCAAACCCTCAAGGCGAAATGGGCAGAGCGTTCAACTTTGCATCAGATCAAACAGGATTTGTAGGCGTATTGCATGACATTCAAGCAAATCGTTTAACAGCAGATACAGTATTCGCATCAGCAATCTCAATGTTCCCTGAAAACGTTGACGCAGTTGTTTCAGTATCTATTGAAGAACCTGCAGCAGATGGTGGTGGCGAATCTACACCCAGTTAAGCCTGAGGGCATAACCGTGAGACCGAATATCAAATCAGTCAGAATAACAGCTAAATAGGAGGCTATATAATGGCAGACATTTTAAAAGTTTATCAAGGTGAAACAGTTGTAGGACAAGCAGAACGTGCAACAGACGGCACAGCGTCAGTTACGATTGACGGCCTAGAGGCAGGCACTGAATACGCAGCAGGTACTTATCAAGCTGCTTTCAGTAATGATGCAGGGGAGTCACCAAAAGTTGATGTTCCTACTTTCACTACTAAAGAAAGCGCACCGGCTGAGCCTCAAAACGTGACTACTGAAACAACTGAGAACACAGCAGACGTAAACGCTGAATAAGGAGGCATAGCGAATGGCTAACCTTGAAGATGTTAAGACCTTGTTATCCATCACGGATAATGAGCAGGACGAATTGCTCAGCAAAATCATAGATAATACTGAAAAGCGTTTGCTTACTTTCCTACCTCTCAATGAACAAGTTATACCGCAAAGGCTTGAATTCATTATCGAGGAGGTAGCGGTCAAAAGATATAACCGTGTCGGTGCTGAGGGTATGACCTCAGAAACGCTCGACGGACATTCGACAAAGTTTCAAGATGATGACTTTGATGAGTTCCTGAGTTTCATCGAGCGCCTCTATCCACCGGAACAAGGCACAGGCCGCACAGGCAGTGTGACATTCTATTGAGGTATGACCAACGCGCTAAACTTGTGTATGAGGGTGATAAGCGGTACAACCCTGACACAGGTAAGACCGAAAAAGATGAGAAAATTTTCTACACAGGCATACCTTGTCACAAGTCGCCGCTATCACCTGAGCGCACAGCCGTTGAATTCGGTAATGTGCAACGTGATGTAAGCATCATAAGGCTGAGAGGCCAAATCAGGGACAACATCAGTCACGCCTATATGAATGACCGCAAGTATATTGTCGTACGCCACACCTACTACAGACACGACACAGTGATGTGTTTAGAGCAGGTAAAAGATGGCAAAGGTTAAAGGTATAGGCAGACTGATTGCGGCGTTAGGTGACGCTGAGGATAGCATTGACGATGATGTAGATTTCATTCTCAGTAAAAGAAGTAAGCAATTTCGTGCTGCTACAGTGAAAGAGGCAGGCCGAGTCATGACCAAAGGATATTGGACGGGTAATCTAGCCCGTATGGTCAAAGACACCAAAGAGGGCAAACTGAGTTATCTCATCACCTCTAACGCACACTACTCAGGCTTTCTTGAGTACGGAACGCGTTTCATGGAGCCTGAAACTTTCATGTATCAGATTTATCAAAAATTCGATAAGCAAATTCACGCAGATATTGAGCGACTCATAAACAGTTAGGAGGCAAGACAGTGGCTAAGCAATCAATAAAATATGAACTATTTAATTATCTTTATAAAGCGTTCAGCGAGCTAGGCGTTCCAGTCGTTAGACGAGTTGACCAATACACAGAGTTAGGCTATCCGTTTATTGCGATTGAAGAAATTCAAGACCTTGTATCAGTTCAATCATTCGACAATTACGGCGGTGAGCCAAAAGCACGTATTCACTTATGGAGCGACGCGGACGATCTACAGACGCATGACAGGCTTTATATTCAGATTCAAGATATTCTCATGAAAACTGAGCAGCTACCCTCCTATCATGTTTCATTGGACAGCATCAATACAAATGACATAAATGACGATACGACAAACACACATTTGCAGCACAGCATCATTGATTCAGAATTTCAAACACTTTAGGCGCGCCTCATAGCAGGTGTGCCTTTTTATATTTCAATCAGGAGGTCATGACATTATGGCAATTAAACAAGGTACTGACGAACTTGCATTAGTTCGTAAAGCAGGCGAGGCCGTAGAGGCAAACAAAATCATGTGGATTACTGAGCTTGAGCGTGAAACAGAACGCGACTCAGACCAAGAGGCAACAATTGACGGCTCAGTCAGCTCAGGTGGAACATTAGAGTCAACTGTAACTATCACGTCTTATATGGACGTTGATGACGAGTTGAGTGACGAGATTGAAGACGCTGCCGAAGATGGCGAGGCATACGAGCTATGGGTTATTAATAAAAAAGTTAAAAATGAACAAGGGCAGTATAAGGCTGAATACCGTCAAGGTACATGGAACAGTATTACACGTACAAATGAGGCTGACTCTATTGCAGAATTCGAGACTGAATTTGCAGTTTACGCTAAGAAAAAAAGAGGCTGGGCATCATTACCTGAAATCGTTGAGCAAAATAAAACAGCTTATGGTTTCCATGATACTACCGCAGACGACCCTGCAAACGATGGTCTTGTAGCCATTCCACAACCTGACGACAGCACAGGCGATGGCACAGAACAGACTACACCCTAGTACGCCCCAAAATGTTGAAACAGTAACGACACAAGATAGTGTTCAGATTTCAGCGGAATAGGGGACTGAAAAACATCATAGGCGGGCAAATAGCCCGTCTTTTTCTTTATAAAAAATCGGAGGTATTCACAATATGGAAATTAAACATAACGGCAAAGATATCGAGCTATCATTCGGCTTTAAATTTATGAATGACGTTGATAAGAAACTAGGCATGGAAATGGAACAGATGAGCATTGGTCAAGGTATTCAAATGTTAGTACCTAACTTGCAGGACGGCAACCCAGTGGCTATTGGTCACACAATTATTGCTGCAACTTCTCATCACAAGAAAGCACCTAAATCAGACGAAGAAATCTCAGCAGTATTGGACGAAATCGCTGATGAACAAGGTTTTGACGAGTTTGCCGAACAAGTAATCACGGAGTTGGGAAAGCGACCTATGACCCGAAACCTCGTACCGGAAGAATACAGAGAAGTGAAGAAAGCCAAGAAATAGAAAAGCAGCCGCCGCTCACTTATGACCGCGTTATCGTGTTGTGCATGTGTGAGCTAGGCATATATGATCTTAAAGAAATAGAGGTCATGACACTGACTGAATTCAACTATCGCATGTACGCTCGAGAATACGAAATGCTCAAGGAAGAATATGACATCTACCGTTTAGCCTTTGCTATTCGTGATGCTAAAGCTGAGCAAAAGAAAAAAGGCGGCAAAAAAGGCGAGAATGAATTCAAATATAACGGTGCAGACGACATTATCAACTATAAGGAAAACCTCGAAAGACTCAACAGAGGCGAATCCGTTCAGATGGGCGACTCAGACAAGCAAGAAGATGACAAGCCGCCAATTGATGTGTTGAGACAAATCAGAAATCACAATAAATCAAAGTAGAGGAGGGAATTCATGGCAGATTATAAGATTAGTACAAGTATTGATGCTAAAACCTCAAAATTCAGAAACGCCTTTAATAAAGCTAAACGTATAGCTGAACGTTTCAAAGCCTCTACTGAGAGTGTGAAAGATACTGACGTTGATGCTGATACTTCAAGTTTTAGAGCTAAGATGAAAGCAGCAAGGCGCTCAATGGACTCGTTTAGCAGAATGAGAGCTAAGTCAACGCTAGATGTGAACAGTTCAGCAGCATCAGCTCAAATTGCTCGTTTCAAAGCCATGCTCAAATCAATCCCGAACAAACACCGCACACGGCTTGAGGTTGATTCCAACGGTGCGAGACGAGCTATCAGCGCAGTACACAATTCTATTCAAAACTTTAAATCAAGTTTAGACAGTTTGGCGGGCGACATCAGAACGACTGGAACAGTTTTCAGTAGTATGTTCCGAGGTGTAATGCTTTCAAGTGTTTCCGCGCTCATTCCTGTAATTGCCTCCCTAGTACCTGCCTTAATGGCCGTACTAAATGCAGCAGCTGCAGTAGGTGGCGGAGCAATCGGCATGGTTGGCGCATTCGCAACAGCGGGCGCAGGTGTCGTAGGTTTCGGCGCAATGGCTATGAGTGCCTTGAAGATGGTTGAAAATGGCACACTTGCAGTAACAAGTGAAGTGCAGAATTATCAATCAGCAGTAGAGAGCCTCAAGTCGGCATGGCAAGGGCTTATTGCTCAAAATCAATCTGAGATATTCAACACACTAGCCAATGCAGTTAATGCAGCAAAGGTCGCACTTGCAGGACTGACACCGTTTCTATCAGGTGTAGCTCAAGGCATGGAGGTCGCAAGTGCAGCAACGCTCGATTGGGCAAAGAACTCACAAGTAGCGACAAACTTCTTTGACATGATGGGCAGTACAGGCGTACGCATATTCAATAACATGCTAAGTGCAGCAGGCAATTTCGGCTCAGGTTTGATTGCAGTATTAACTAATCTTGCACCATTGACTGAATGGGTATCTAAAGGCTTTGAGAACATGGGTAAATCATTTAACAAATGGGCTACAAGTGTTGAGGGCAGCACAGCCATTCAGGACTTTACTAGTTTTGTCAAAACAAACTTGCCTATCATTGGTGAGATTTTCGGTTCAACATTCCGTGGCATATTCAACTTGATGAAAGCTTTTGCGCCTAACTCACAAGTTATTTTTGAGTCATTGGCACAGATGGCAAAACGTTTCGAGCAGTGGAGCGCAACTATCGCTGAGTCGGACGGGTTCCAGCAGTTCATACAATACGTTCAAGAGAATGGTCCGAAGTTAATAAGCCTAATTGGTGAGATTATAAAAGTAATCGTGAACATAGGTATTGCATTGGCGCCACTAGGTGCGAAAGTGCTTGATGTTGCGCTATCTTTCACAACATGGTTGGAAGAACTTACGAGAACGCAACCAGTTGCAGCAGCTTTAATCGGTATAGTGACAGGCCTTGCAGGTGCGTTTATAGCATTAACGCCTACAATCCTAGCAGTTACTCAAGGTATTTTGCCGCTTGTAGCGCAGTTTTTCGGTTTCTCATCTGTAGGAAGTATGGTCATGGGTATTCTGACAGGTTTAGCAAGCGCATTCGGAGCAATCAGCGCACCGGTGTGGTTAGTAATCGGGGCAGTTGGTGCTTTAATTGGCGTTTTTGTTTCTTTATGGAACAGCTCAAAACTGTTAAGAGATACGATGACCGACGCATGGAACCAAATAAAAGTTACTGTTAAATCAGCAGTTGAGGCAATCATTCAATTTATATCTCAACTGATTACTAGAATACAAACAATCGTAGCGCCATTAGTTCCGATATTCCAACAAACGTGGAACGACATTGTTTCAGTAGTGGAAACAGCGGTTAATTTAATTTCGCCAATCGTGCAGCAGGCGTGGAATACTATTAAAGCTGCAACTAAAATTGCGTGGGAGCTTATTAAATTAGTCATCACAGTCGCGATGGAAGTCGTCGTCAGCACGATAACGGCGCTACTTCAAGTCTTATCAGGCGATTGGTCAGGCGCATGGCAGACGATTAAATCAGCAGGCGAGGCTATTTGGCAGGCTATCGTTAATGCAGCCAAGAATATTTTTAATATTTTAAAAGGCTGGCTTTCTGATTTGTGGAATTCTATTAAGCAAAACGCCGTCACAGCGTGGAATGCGCTTAAAGGCCAAGCCTCTAGCATATGGCAGAGTATCGTTTCAGGTATTCAGTCCGTAGTTCAAGGACTTGTTGGCATATTGTCGTCCATATGGTCGTCAATCGTCAGCACAGCGTCGTCCATGTGGTCGTCACTTGTTGGCATAGCGTCCTCCATATGGGGATCTATTGTTGATACGATAAGCTCAATCGTTGATAGCATTGTCAGCTTTGTTAGTTCGGCATGGTCGAGCATTTCAAGCACGACATCATCAATATTCAGCTCGATAGCCTCAACGGTTTCGAGCATTTGGTCGTCAATCGTGAGTGCGATTTCGTCCTTTATCTCAAACATCGTTAGTACGGTTTCGAACGGCTGGAATAACGTGATGAGCACGATTTCATCAATCCTAAGCTCAATAGCCTCAACGGTTTCGAGCATTTGGTCGTCAATCGTCAGCTCAATCAGCTCATTTATTTCAAATATCGTTAGCACAGTTTCGAGCGGTTGGAATAATGTACTGAGCGCTATCACATCAGCTATGAGTAGCATTATCAGTTCTGTTACATCAGGAATGAGTAATATGGTCAGCGCAGTGCAGTCAGGCGTATCAAACGCAGTGAGTGCAGCCAAGTCATTCGTTGGCGACATGGTGTCAGCAGGCGTTGACTTGATTCAAGGCATGATAAACGGTGTCAAACAGATGGCTGGTAAATTGGTAAGTGCAGCTAAAGGTGTTGTAGGCGACGCAGTTGCAGGCGCTAAGTCCTTACTAGGTATTCATTCGCCGTCTAAAGTGTTTAAAGAAATCGGTCAATATACGATGCAAGGTATGCAAATAGGCTTAAACGACCGAGGCAAGAAAGTCGTAAGAGATACAAGCAGAATTGCGAAACAAATGACACAAGGCTTTAACCCTAACTTGCAAGCTAAGCCTGCAGTTAAAGGCATTAATCGCGAATTGAACAACCTATCGACTAGAGGGCATGTAACAGCAAGCCACTCAACGACAGTTAAGGCCGAGCCAAGCACAATGAACTTACGCATACAGCTAGACACTGACGACGAAGTTCTGACAGCTAAGGTAAACGGCGTAAACGCACGCGATGGCGAGGTACTATCATTCTAACAAGGAGGTGCGACTTATCGACCTAAAAATCACACGACAAAACGGCGACACGTTCACTCTAGGCGAGCATGGCGTCGAGGTCAGTGACGTTGTGATTAGTGGCGTAGAAATGGAAGAGCAAACTCAAAACATACAAGGGCTGCATGGCTCTTTTGACATGGGGGCAACATACAAGGGGCGCGATATTAGCGTTCCTTTTTCATTTCAAGGTCAGAATATGGCCTCTTATCCGCTATTTAGAGACTTGATCTACAAGCTCACAACAAGCTCTGAGTCTTATTACATTCAGGAAATGCGCAGACCTCAAGTCGCAGGCTACACTTTCAAAGATACAAAAGACTCGAACGCAATATCACAAGATCAATACGGCAGAGATACAGCGTATGACGAAACGCAATCAGAGAACGAAGTCAGCACAGGCAAACGTTACCTTGTGAGGCTGTCAGGCGCTACTGAGATTGAACAAAATAAACACAATGCTAAAGGCAAAGGCGAGCTCACGTTTCATACGACTGAATTGCCGTTTGCTGAAAGTGTTGGCACGTCAACAGATTTAGAGCGCGACGGATTGCATTATACAGAAAACCCTATTTGGTCGTATGGCATGGGGCTAAGCCGAGACCCTGCTACAAGAAACTACTCATTTGATGTGAACACAGCAACATCATTCGATGTGTACAATTTCGGCGATGTGCCGATAGACCAATTCAACCAACATTTGATACTAACGCTCACTTTTAATCAGGAATTGAACAGCACTATCAACTTTGGTTTTAATGGCCTTAATATTGAGATTGACGGTGCTGCAGCAAACATCGGAGCTGGCGACACTATCACTTATGAAGTTGGCGGTTATTTCAATAACGGGCTGAGCATTTTAAACGCGACAAATTACCAACAACCCGCGCTGGACGTGGGCTTAAATAAATTAATGTTTGACGGCACTTTTGACCTTACAGCAGAGGTCGAGTGTCGTTTTTATTACTTATAGGAGGTCAGACAATATGGCAAGAAAAGAAATCACAACACCATTAGACCTAAAAAACCTTGATAATCATAACGACAATTATGATGAATTATACGGGCTGATTGACGAAACTGACAGACGCATCAGTGAGGACATGTGGGAAGAAATCAAAGACGCCAACACAATGAAAATGCTTGAGCCGGTACAAACCGCTGCTGACCTGCCCAGTGAGGCAGCGGACAAGTCACTCATTACAGTTATTGACGAGCAGCGTGTTTATGGTTTCGTAAATGGTGAGTGGCAACCTTTCAGCGAGATAGACCTTGACCCGTTCAGTCCGTTCAAAGATGAGCTAGCTGCAATCGTTGCTGCTTATGAAAAGAAAATAAAAAATATCACTACTGAGGTACAGAACACTAAGGCCTCAGCGATTGAGTCTATAGAAAGCACACAGACGCAATCTGAGAGCAATATCAATCAGACCGAACAAAGTGCTATTGATTCCATTAATCAAACACAGACAGAGGCTGAGGGTCAAATAAGCACAATTCGTGATGAAATGACGACACAAGCCTCAGACCTGACAACATTATTCAATGACTCAATGGATAAACTCACAAGCAAGCAAGACACAGCACTTGCTGAGGTGGATAGTGCCAAACAGGCAGCTATTGCAGCACTTGAGGACTTCCAAAATACAGACACGACTGAGTGGCAGAAATTCAAGCTGACAGATGAAAAAGGCGCATATGAGACGGTTGGCCTAAATAATGACATTGAGCAATTGCACAACTTACCTAATGGGCATTTTTATGCAACAAGCACACCTATAGACATGGCTACCTCATCTGCAGGGCTTTTAACAATGGAAGAAAGGGGCTCATACTCAGGTCTAAGACGTATTGAGTTTAGACCTTACAACTCGACACAGAAATTTGTTAAAAGAAAGTATGATACGTGGTTTGATTGGGAGCCTGCACAAGGTACCAATGTCGAGTTGTTTAGTGGTAGTTTGAAAGAAATGAACAAAAATATAAGTTTAAAAGATGACCCTAGAAACTATAGTTTTCTAATTATAGAGCTACACCAAATAGGTGGCGATGACAGTGCTTTTGCACGTTTCGTAAAAAATTATGTGGTGCTGAGATTATCTAATTTAGGTAACAGTGGTAACGGCTCCACTTTAATTGAAACTTCTATGAAGTTAGACAGCGCAGACCCTACAAAAATTTATATAGAGAGCAGTGTTCGTATTGAAACTGATACCGCGACAGGCGAGGAATATGTTCCTGAAATACTAAAAATAGTGGGGGTAAAATAATGGACGGACATGATGAAAACCTAAATAAAGAACTCAAAATTATTATAAATACAAACAACGAAATAACAGGTTACGCGACTATAGGAGGCATAGAGGGCGAGATTAGTATTCCTTATGAGAACGTCCCTGATGATTTTAGAGAAAATTTTGACTCTAAATATTATCTATATGTTGACGGCAATATTAAGGTTAACCCTGATTATGTAGCACCTGAAATTCATTTATAGGAGGTATTACATGGCTTTAATACTTAAAGACCTAAACGGTAACGCCTACCCAGTTGAAACAGTAACCAATCACACAGTACGCATGAACAGTGACGGTATGCTGACATTCAATGTGATTGAGAATGAACAAACGGCGCACTTCATCAATGATATATCTAAGTTGTGGCGTGTTGAGAACGTGACAGGTGATGCTGAGTCTCAGGCTTACGTTATAGTGATTGCTAAACGAAAAGCGACAAAGCATAAGCAGTATATCGAGGTCACAGCTAAAGAGGAGCAATTCGACTATTTAGAAACGCACAGGATATATGAGAACGTCACAGGGAGCCGCACAGGCGTTGACTTCTTAAACTTGATATTTGACGGCACGCCTTACAGCTATACGCTGCTTGAGGGCGTGTACGCTAAAGAGTGGGAAAACGCAGGCGACGGACAGTCACGTTTTGACATGTTCCTAAATTGGTTAGAGCGTTACGGTTTCGAGTTCCAATATGAGCCGACCTCAAAAACTTTCAAGTTGGGCGAGCGCATTTCGCGCCGTCCGGCTTATTATATTTCTAAAAAGCTAAACGCTAACGATATAAGTTTTGAGGAGGACGCAACCAATTTTTACACATATGCTCGAGGCTATTTTGACTATGACGGTGCTGACAATATCCATGCAGCTAACCAAATAAGAGAATACCCGAAAGGCAAGACAAGCCCAATGATAGAGCTATTCGGTATCAGAGAGGCGCCACCTGTCTCTGACGGACGTGTGACAGATACGGAACTCATGGACGAAATGCTTGAGAAACAGGTCGAGCAATCACTCAAAATGAGTATTGAGCTTGATTTCGTAACATTAGGCCATAACTACCCTTTCGCTCAGCCTGAAATTGGCGACGAGATACCTGTTATAGATGAAACTATCAACTTTAACCGTGTATTAAGAATACAAGAAATCAAGACAACACGTGACGCTCACCATAAAGTTATTAAGCAGACTATTGTCGTCGGCGACCCTAGACGTGAAGTGAGATATAAAAAGGCTCAATCCGGTGCAGTATCAGCAATTAATGACCTTATGGCAGGACGTACGAAAATAAAAGAGTCAGTGCTGCCTGCAGCTATCAAAGAATCGACTCAAATGTTAATGGATACAGCAAGTGAGTTGTCATTCAGTGAGCAGGGCATCATGGCCGTAGATAAAGATAACCCTAATTATGTGACATTGCTCAACTCGAGTGGACTAGGTGTCAGTAAGGACGGAGGCCAAACGTTCCACAACGCAATCACACGCGGTCAGATAAATGCTGATTTGATAACAGCAGGCTCAATTAATGCGGATTACATTAGAAGTGGATCGATAAACGCTGATTTAATAACAACTGGTTCGTTGAACGCTGACTTGATTACCACAGGCTCTTTAAACGCGGATTACATCAGAGGTGGAACGTTAGACGCAAACCTTGTGAATGTGGTTGGGGGCGATGGCGACAAGTACATCACTATGAAAAATGATGAAATATCTCTATATGGTACTTATACAAGAACTTTCAGAGGTGTGACTGAAACCGACAGTACCTTTACGCGTTTTAAACATGGTCATTTAAGGTTCAGGAATAACAATGAAGACAGGTCTCTCTATTATTCTGATTTTGGTATATCTACTTATCTTGATGGAGAGGGGCCAGATGGAGAAGAAACATCAGGAACTCTAGTGTTTTTCGATTATTATTACGATTCTAACGCTAGAGGTACAACTTTATATAGTACGCATGGCAATGTAGCTCTAAAATCATTTGATAATGGAATTGTTTTAGATAGTAACAAAAACATGTATCTAGGTACAGGTTCAGATGGTGTTGTAAAAGTAGTTTCTGAAGTTAACGGAGATAAGACGCAGACTGAATACAAGCCTATTCTTGCAAGTGCTTTCCAGTATGGCTCTAGTGAGAGATTTAAACAAAACATAGTGTCGTGGGAAACTAATGCTACTGAAATCATTAAAAAACTAAAAATTTATGAATACAACCTTAAAGGGGAAATTAATGATGGTATTTCTCAAAAACATCATGGTGTGATTGTAGAACGCGAAACACCTGATTTCTTCATAGGGGCTGAAGGTGAGAGTGTAAATAGCTATGAAATGATTTCCACCCTTTTAAAATCTAACCAAGAATTAAACACAAGACTAGAAAAACTGGAGGCAGTTATAAATGACAAATAACCAAGAAGATATTGAAAAAGCAGTTTTACAAAGACGATTATTTGAAGAAGTGCAACGTTCTGTTCAGCTGCAAACTGAGCTTGAGGCAACAGCTAGAGAACTAGAGGCATACAAAACACAACAAGACTATAACGACGAATAGTAGGCGGAGGTTCAATGTTGAATGAAAATGAATTAGCGACATGGTTTATTTTCTCTGTCTTGCCTATTGCCTTAGCGATAGCAACTTTTGCATGGAAAATAAACAAAGATAAGAAGAATAATGAAAATAGAATCACTAAAATAGAGGCAAACGTTTCAAATAATAAAAATGATGTTAAAGAGGTTAAGGACGAACTAAGGCAGCAACGAGAAGAAATTAAAATGATTCTTCAAATCAGTTCAAAAATTGATACTTTAACTACTCGTTTTGAAAACTTTGAAAATAGATTTTATGACAATAGAGATAACAACTAAGTCGGCACACAGTGTCGGCTTTTTATTTTAAATTAATGGAGGTTTTTATAAATGGAACAAATTATCGCATTTGCTGGTGTGATTTCAGTTATCACAGTTGCATTAGTACAAGTATTGAAGAAGTTGAATATGACACCTAAAAACTGGTTGCCCGTTGCAGGTATGATCATTGGCGTAATTATCGGAGGCGTATCTTTATTTATTCCTGAAATCATTACAGAGTTATCACTCGGCGGTCGTTTATTGGCAGGTCTAATCAGCGGCTTAATGGCTACAGGTATTTGGGAAACATTCAAAAATCGTGAGGGCAAAAACGTTAATAAATTAGGGGCAGGCAGCGAGTCAAAAGCGCCTAAGAAATAGGAGGTTAAAAGATGAAAAAACAAGATGCAGTAAACTGGGCAGTTAAGCAGATAGGCAAGTCGATAGACGCAGACGGCTCACACGGCGCACAATGTATGGACGAAATCATTGCTTTTTGTAAAGAACATTTTGATTGGCACCCTACAGGAGACGCGATTGATTTAAGCACGCAGGATTTACCTGACGGATTCCAACGTATCAAAAATACAGATGAATTCATACCTCAACAAGGCGATATAGGCATTATGGACAGTGGCGAATACGGGCATACGAATATCATTGTAGCTGCTAACCAAGAGTATTACGATAGCATTGACCAAAATTGGTATAACGCATCCGATAAAGGGAGTCCTGCAGCATTTGTTCAAAACCATGACTATGATGAGTTTTGGGGCGTCATTCGCCCAACTTACGAGGACGCAGAGCAAGGTGTAACAACTGAGTCAACGAAGTTACAAATCATCAATGATAATATCAACTATACGATGAACAAGCGTGTAGGATCAATTGATGGTGTGGTTATTCACAACACAGCAGGTAGCAGAACAGCAGTACAAGATTATAACGCTTTAAGCAATGCATCTATATCACGCTATGAGGCAGGCGTGGCGCATTATTATATTGACCGTTTCACGATTTGGCGTGCCATTGATACATTCCGTATTGCATGGCATGTCGCAGACACATACGGCAATGGCCACTATTTAGGCTATGAGGTTAATGAATCAATGAGTGCAAGCAATAAAGATTTCATGATGAACGAGCAGGCAACGTTCAAACAAGCTGCAATTGATATGATGTATTACGGCATTGAGCCGAACACCAAAACGGTTAAGCTGCACAATCAGTTTGTTGCGACAGCCTGTCCTCATAGAAGTATGGCGTTGCATGTTAGTTTCGACCCAATTAAGCAGGGCGCGCCGTCAAGTGCCAAACAGCGAGAAATGCAGGATTATTTCATCAAAGAGATTAAGAAATACTACAGCAATCCAACGTTAATTATTGGCGAGCCTGACAACATACCTGACACGGTAACAATTCCAACTGAGGCAGATAAGAAAGCAGCCGTACAGTCTAAGAGCAAGAAAGTCGGTAACAAGTGGCGCAGAAATGTTCACGGTATTTTATGGAAATCTGAAAAAGCTACATTTACAGCATCAACAGATATTTACACGAGATACTATGGACCGTGGACGGGTTGGCCAGTTGCAGGCCTATTACATTATGGCCAATCTATCAATTATGATGAAGTGTACGACTATGACGGCTATATTTGGTTAGCGTGGACTGTAAGCAGTGGCGATAGAGTCTACATGCCTATAGGCTACAGTAACGGACAAGGTCAACGTGTAGGTGCCGCATGGGGAGATTTTAGTTAATTATAAATAAACACCACGTTATCAATACTATATTATATTTTAGGGTAGGCGCGTACTTGCGTTTGCCCTATTTTTTTATGTGCATAACAATACATAAAGCTAGACGTAGTCATAGAAAAAAGTAAAAAACGCATAAAACAATTTCAATATTGGTACGTTATATCTATACTAATATATGTAAGGTAAATGGGAGGTTTCAACCTATCATGATTATTACAATAGCAATTTGCGTGATAATAGTGTTTTCACCTGAGATCATTAAAGCATGCAGGAAATTACATTTTAAGTATTTAGACAAAAGGAGCAAATAAAATGGGCATATTCAAAAAGTTTCGTAGAAAAAATAAATCTAAACTCACAAAAGAAGAAAAAAAGGTAGAGGAAGAAGTGGTATTGCAAGAGACACCTGAAGAAGAACCTGAAAAAGAACCTAAAGAAGAACCTAAAGAAGAAGCAATAGTAGAGCCTGAAATTGTTATTGACAATGATTTAGGAATCAAAGCAATTGGTTGGTATAGGTTTTCTGAAAGATACGAAGATTGGGAATGGGCAGATGATGATAAAGATGAACCAACTCCTTCATATAAAAAACCTAAGTGGGTACTCAAAGAAGAATCAGAAAAGTACCACCACCTAACAATGAGTACACTAGCACAAGGGAAGTTTGATACAGATTATCAATTTAATAGTAATGAAATTGCAAGGTATAAAGAAATTTATGATACTAGATACCTGTCTTACAATCAGCAAGCATTAATTGACTTAGCAATATGTGGATTATCTAAACGTGAATCAATCAGTTTACTTAAAATAAGTTGGAATGATTTAGATGACTTATTACATAACGGAAGTAAAAAGCTAGAAGGAAGAATTAAAAACAGAAGTGATAAATTTGGTTTAATGGAGAGCCAACCAATGCCTAGTAAATTAACAGAAGTAAAAGTGTTTAATGACATTGTTAAAAAATGGAATGAAAAAAATACAGTTTAAATTGAGGGGGGCAGCAGATGCTTGAAGATAGATTCAACGCAGAGGAAACTCAGCGAGTCATAGACAGCATAAATGAACTTTTAGACTCAAAAAAGTGACCGGATATGAGATTCAAGCGCAAACAGGTGTTCAGCGTTCACTCATTGGCAAGCTCAGAAAAGGACAAGTAAAGCTCGAAAACGTAGCATTTAAAAACGCGCTAACACTCTACGCATACGCCGAAGAAATCAAAAAAGCCTAACCTTATTACAAGGAAAGGCTTTTTCTGAATTTTTCACCTGCGTCATATTGCAACGGATTTATATTTTCTCTACTTGAATTTGTACTTGCTAGGTATATTGCTAAAATGGCAAAAATGATTAGTACAATACTGCTTAACATTATGCCTATTCCAAATTTGTTAGTGTCAAATACTAAACTTAAAAATACCAGCAAAAGCAAAATACAGAAAAAGGCATAAACCCCATATATCATAAAGTTACCCATAAATAAAACTCCCTTAATAGAATAGAGTAAAAAAGCCCACTTATATAAGTGGGCCAGTGAAGAGTGTTCCAAATTTTGATACTTTTGAACTATGTATCGTAAAATTACCGTAACATATACGGAAGACGTAATAAATTATACTAAAGTATGATTTATTATTATAAAATAGTTTTTGAAGGTTTGAGTAAAAAACTTCCATTACATAAAATTACTTTGCATAACAGAATTAACGTGCAAAAAAGTGTTATAAAACTATCATTAACAATCTATCTATTATGTAAACCATCTCTTATTGAGTCGGCTTTTTATTATTTGTTGTAGTATATAAAATATTTTGATAATATGTGCAATAGGTATTTTCTGTCATAAATTTGCCCACCAAGAGTTATTATGGACATCCCTTTATGGGGTGTTTTTTATTTGCTTTTTTATGTTAAAGAAATAGTGAAAAAGGAGAATTTAATGATTTTATTTTTAATGATTTTATCAAATTTTACTTATAATCAAATGGTGGAAATTATATCTGTTATGATTACAGCTGTAGGGGTTTTTATTAGCTTAATGAGTTTTGCATATACAAATTGGAGAATAAAGAGTGAAGAAGTTAATAAAAATAAAAAAACATTGAAATTGTTTGATTCTCTTACAAAGAAAGAACGGAATAATATGATCTATTATTTGAGTGGATTAAACAGAATAGAAATGAATTATACTAATTATAACCTAAATACATATGAAGTTACGCTACAGGCTAATAATAAAGTTATTAAAACAAATAATAAGAGAGCTTTTATAATAGATAAAACCATGGAGGTTATTTTTGAAAACAATGTAGAGAATGAATTAAACAATTATTTAAATACAATTAAGGCTAATTTAGAAAGTAATCATGTGAATTTGAATGATAATTCATTGGGAAAAATTACAGATAAAATAACGGATTTAAATCATGCCATTGAATTATGTAAGGAACTTACAGATATAGGCAATGTTTATAATGCTATTTTATCAGAGGTTCAATTGCCAATTGAAAATCAAATGCACACTAATAGTTTATATACTTCTTACAATAAACTGAAAGAAAAATTAAAAAAATTAAGTAATAATTTAGAAGACTAACTTTTTAGTAGATAATTAAATAAGAGGTCATACTACAAGGGTAGGCACTGTCATGTGCTTGCCCTGTTTTTTTATGTTCTTCTTTTCTTTAAACAATTTTTAATGTACTATTAATTTAATTGTTTTTTTAAGGGGAGTCTTTATGAGGGTGTTAACAGAAATTACTAGCAGGGTTGGGACTAAATTTTCAACTAACCCTTTATACGCAAAATTCGATACAACTACTGTAGTAGTGAAATCTATAAATAATCCAGAAAGCTTTTATGCTTTATTCAATGAAACCTTAGGTTACTTTTTGGCTGAAAATTTAGACATTCCAGTTCCAGAGTTTGGTTTTGCTAAATTTGTAGAAGGGGAAACAAAAAATCGTATTACTGACGATGTTATTTTTGATAACGGCGAATTTTTTACTTTTACTAAAATGGAAAATTCTATTGTCCAAGTGGATAACCCTGCATTAGTTGATACTATAAATGATAATGATATTATAAAACTAATAATATTTGATGTGTTTATTTCAAACACAGATAGAAATAAAGGGAATCTTTTATTAAAAATGCCAAAAAAGGGTAAAAATGCATCATTGTTCCCCATAGATTATACTCACATTTTTCCTGGCGAATGTTTATGGTTTGATGTTCTAAGTAAACCATTACCAAGTATAGATAAAATAGTTGAAGATGTTTTTACAGTTGGTGGACATCAAAAACTAATTGAAAACCGGGTTTTTAGTAACAATGTTGTTGAACAAACTGCTAATGAATTCAAAATTAATCTTCTTAATATTGACATTGATGGTATAATTAATTCTATACCTGAAAATTTAAGAAAAAAACATAATGAATCAGACATTCAAAATTTAAAAAGTTATCTTAATAGGAATAAAGAGTATCTTGATGATATAATAACAGAAATGAAAAAATATTTAGTGAGGTGAGAAGGATGTACAAGGTCAAATATGCAAGTTTGAATTATTATCCAGATATTTTTTTAATATCTAATATTGCTGTAGGAGTAGCATTTCAAGTACAAGAAGATGGTTACTACAAAAACTATTTTAATATTATGCCTAAAAAAGCAAAGTTATTCCATTTTGATGATGAACTTGACCCTACCTTCACTAATCTGTTACTAAATGGGATAAAAGACAATGTCATAAATTTTAAAGGTGAACTTAATGATTTTACTTATCATTACGTAAATAATTTTAAATTTACTAATATAAAAGAAGAGGAAATGAAAACTTTAAAAGAAGTTAAAAAATTTATTGATGATACAACAAGATATATTTTACATCCTTCCATGAATGACGAAAGAAAAATGTCTGAAGAAGAGAAAAAAGAATATATTAACTCTTATTTGAAAAGTAACTATAGTAAAGTTAATAAATCTTATGTTATAAAAGGGAAAAGTAAAAATGATAAGATAACAGTTGACTTTATGGCAGTTGATAATGATGGTAATGAATTTGGATATAAAATAATCAATAATTCAAATTTAGCAATGTTCAGCATAAGATCGTATTTAATACATGCGATATCTAATGAAGATAATTTAATATTTATCTTAGATGATAATATGGAAGAAGAAAAATCTTATGTTAATAATTATGATAAGCCTTTTATCAAAGCGATCTACAAAAAAGACTTAGTAACTTAACACTCACCAATTGGTGGGTGTTTTTGTTTTGTGGTAAAATACGATTACATGTACAAGAATATTTGAATTAACTAAAATCAGTCCTGTTTTTTTTCATATATACTTAAGCTAACCACCCAAACATGTCACTGGGTGTTTTTTTTATGATTTTATACGTAAGATAGAAAGAAACGTTAAAAAATGTACAAAAAAGTCACCTTAAATGCTATAATTAAATCCCTACTACTGTCTCCTAAAAATAAAAAAAGGAGATTTAATATGATAAATATTATTTCAGCAATTGGATCACTAGGAACTTTTATTATGGCGTTATTTTATTTTGTATCGGTATCAGTTCAACTTTATCAAATGAAAATTAGTTTTATACCAGCTCTAGGGTTTAATCAAATCCTTTTAGAAAAAGATGAAAATAAAAATTTGAATTTAAGAAATACGACTTCAAATTCTGAAGAACACGAAGATTATTTAAAGTTATATAACCTTGGTGGAGGAGCTGCTAAAAACATAACTGTTGAAGTTATGTTAGGTAAAGATAACGTAATTCAAAAGAAATATATAAATATGTTACCTAGCAAGGAAAGTTATATGTTACCTATTAATAAAACTGTATTCGATGAATTGGATGATACTATTCAAAATAATGGTTACGAATCAGATATGAATATTAGGCTAACATATTATCACAATGTGAGTAGAAAGAAACAAGAAGTAGTATTAAAAGGTCATATTGATAGTTTTAATACTTATGAAAATAAAGAGATATATGAACTACAATTTATATAACTTTTATAGCTATAATTTGTTTCCAATAAGAAAATTGGGGTAATTAATTATCAAGCGACGTGGAACGCTTAACAAACTGTAATAAATTAGCCTATCTGATTAGATAGGCTGTTTTTTTTTATTTATTTAAAAACTCGTTGAGTATTGGATTATTATTTTCTTTTTCAACAACCACTGATAGATCCTCGGTTACTTCTTCTTTTATATCTATTACTTCTTCTTTTATATCTATTACTTTTTCTTCTATTAAACTTTCGACTCGATTCGTTACTTCTTTTGTATTCCAACCCATTTTTTCAATTTCTTTTTTATAATCCATGTGTATTCTCCTAGATTGTCTGATTTTATTCTAACAACTAATTATAATTATTTATAAGAAAAATAGATATTAAATTGATTTATACGAACAAGTGTTCTATTATATTCTTGAGGTGATAATATGAAAGTATTAAATCGGATGCACCAGATGAATATAAATAGGGGAATGACATTGATTGTTTTTATAACATTATTATATATTTTATGTTTGGAAACTAATATAGGTGGAATGTTACAAAAGCACTGCCTAATGCTGTTCTTATTCAAATTTACCTGCTTTTCTATTACTTTATGTTTGACTTTTGGTAAGAGGGGGTTACTTTATCAAGGAGGTGTTAAATTATCATTTATGTGA